CTAAGTTTCATCTTCGGGAAAATTTCCTGATCATCCTTTAATAAGATATATAATAAGGCAGAAGTGTCGTAGGGTGGATTTAAGCGTGAAATGCTACCACTGACCAAAATCTGTATTATAATCTGTTAAGCGAGTCCTAATTTCTTCCGTAGCATAGCCATATAGGTCCCAAAAGTGAGCAAATTACCATGGGTTATACGCCTACAAGCTTAATAACAGAGTTTTCCAATCTCTGAATCAAAATAAATTGTAAGAAAAATTAATATAGTTCTTTGACTTATTGTATGAAAATGTATACTTAGTTACGTGAGTGTTTGAATAAGAACCGAAGGGGGACTTACTAAAAATCTAAGTTTAAAATCATCTCCAGCGGATATATATATATTATATTGGAGTTGGCTAGTAGTAAAATCTGTGGGGGAATCAGTGGTAAAGAGAGTTAATAGTGTTCCTGAACCATATATTAAATCATTAAAATTGCCTGTAGCTTCGACTAAACTAGTTAAAAATTGGTTATAATAAGAGTAAAATGGAATCTCAACTTCGACACTAGAATCTTGTGAAGAGTTTTGAAGATGATATGGGTATGAGCCACCAGATTGGTTTTGAAGAAAGCTAAAACCTCCAGTACCAACTAAGGGGGCAGATGATATTTTACCTAATGCGTTTAAAATACGGGTTCTTAAATTTTGTGATCGTTTAACCATAGGGATTATTTTATAGCGAAGGGAACCACTCCAAAATGTAAATAAACTCGAAATGAAACTTAAGGGGACTTGAGCTGGATTATCTTGTATATCGAGTAACGTAGTTTCTATAGCGGATAAAACATAAAATTCTGATGAGTCGGCGGGATTTGCTGTGAAAGTTGCACCAGTTACACTTTTAGTATTAGCATAACGGCGAGCAAAATCTCTTACATCTGCAATCTCTTCATTATAATGACAAGACGTTTGGACAATTCCTGATCCCTTAATGATCGAGGGGGGACTAGTGCGATCTTCTGAACGAAGCGGTAATGCGTCGTCTCCTGCACCTTCAGGTTCAAAACCTAATGTGAGGGGGGGGATGGCACCATAATCAGGATAAAATATATCATCACGTATACGAGGAATTTCAAATACAAAATCATCTCCAGCGGAAATGTAACAATTAATAGCGATATCAGTTGGGACATTATTAGTTACGGCTAAGGGAGTATAAATGAATAAATATAATTGTCCAAGAGAAAGCTCGTCATCGGTACCAATAGCGGTAGCTGATGTGGGATTAACAGTAGCTTTTCGAGGGGTTGATGATACAAAGGGAACATTAATTTCAAAAGTTTTATTTTCATGCAAATCAAAAAGATATGAAGGATTATTAGAATAATGTTGTAAATCTGCCACTGCTCCAGTCGTGCTACTATTTGGTTCAAAAACCGCAAGAA